TTCAATTTATCTATTGAGGGTGACTACTCAAAAAGAAACCCAAAATATTACAATGATGAAACAGCAGTAAATACTTTTTTGGGTTTTAGCCATTCAAGGAATGACGCAACAGGAACAGAATATCCTAAAGATAAATGGGAAAATGATTTTAAACTTTGGACTATTGGTTCTAGTTATTGTCATTCAAGACAGTTTAGAGTTGATGAAAGCACTCTAAACTTTTTTAAAATGTATCGTTCTAGTGCTGACGAGGTTGTCAAACAACATGAACAGATATATAGTTATGTTGAGGGCAAAATGCAAAAGGTAAGATTAGGTCTAAAATCTTATAGGACTTTTGATCAGGCAAAAAAACTTGCAGATAAAGTTGGCGTTGTTTTAAATGAAACAATGTTAAATGAAAGTTCAAGTCTTGCTCTTTCAATTTATTCCCCTGATAATCTTGCAAGTTTATTAGAGGATAAAGTTGAACCAACAAAAGCAGAAAAAATCGCAATAGCAAAAAAACTATTACAACAATCAGTAAATAGTTTAAATTAACTATTGACAACCCTATCCTACTTATTGTAGGATAGGGCAGAAAGAGAGAAATATGACTAAAACATTTTATATAACTTATTGGGCTAGTAAGCATAAGAAACATATTACTAGACGTGGAAAGCATGACGAAAAAAGCAGATATGGAACATCACAAAAAGGTGTGCCTTATTATGTTTATTATGACCTAGATAGTCATGGTTATAGAACAGCAACTACAAGTTGGAAAGTAAGACATTAATCATATGAATAACCCCTGACCCTAACGGGTCAGGGGTCCCGAACCAAATCCAAAAATCCAAATAAACTTTGACCCTATCCCCCCTTTTTGCAAAAAGGGGTCCCACTACTCTAGGTTGTATTGC